TCTGGAGCTTATGACCCAGAATCTGGAGAAAGATTCCCTTTTCACGAAGACGACCTAAAATACAAACATATGAAGCCCAAGCCACAGGAAAACAACTCCGCCGTGGTCTTTTTTCTGATGGATGTCTCCGGATCTATGACTAAAAATAAAAAATATATTGCTAGAAGCTTTTACTTTCTATTATATCAATTTTTAAGATATAAATATAACAATATTGAAGTTGTTTTTATATCTCATTGCACCGAAGCCCGCGAAGTTAACGAGGACGATTTTTTCAAGAGAGGGACAACAGGTGGTACTGTCATGTCTTCTGCTCTGGAAATGACAAAAGATATAATAAACAAGAGATATCACCCTTCTAGCTGGAATATCTATACTTTTTATTCCGGCGATGGAGAAAACTGGTCTTTCGACGATCCCAAAACAGTCGCGCTTTTTACTGAATTAAAACAACTCAATCAAATGATCTGTTATGCGGAAATCGACCCAATGGCACATCCAGAATCGGAATTATCAATATTGACAAAAAGCTTTAGATATAATCAGAGCGAGGCAACAAATTTATGGAAAAAGTTAGCCCCTATAACAGATGATTCATTTAAGAAAGTTAAGTTATCAAAGCCAACACACATTTGGCCATCATTTCAACATATATTTGGAGGAAAAAGTTAATGAAAGATTGGACAGTGAAAGAATTGCAAAGTTGGGACGAGAAAATTCGTGAAATAGCCAAAGAAAAATACAACTTAGATTGGTTTCCGATAGAATATGAAATTTTAAATTATCATGAGATGATCGGAGCAATGGCATATTCAGGTCTCCCTACTCATTACCGTCATTGGTCATTCGGGAAATCTTTTGAAAGAACTATTACCAGATACAATTTGGGTATGGAGGGGTTGCCATATGAAATGATTATTAATTCAAACCCTTCTATTGCGTACTTGATGCTTGAAAACCCGATGAGCACGCATCTTCTAACGATGTCTCATTGTGTTGGACACTCTGATTTTTTCAAAAACAATAGAATGTTTACACACACGGATCCAAATAATATAATATCCAGATTCAAATCAGCAGCTAAAAGGGTGCAGCAATATATAGAAGATCCGGACATTGGAATTGAAAAAGTCGAAAGAGTTTTGGATGCTTGTCACTCTATTCAATACCAGATACCTAGAACTCCGGGTATTAACAGAATAAGCCAAGATGAAGCGAAGATAGATTTGTTTAAAAAAACAAAGGGCAAAATCAATTTGGACGTTGGTCTTGTTAGGCAAGAATATAACTTATTAGAATTTATTAGAAAAAATGCAAGAGACCTCGAAGACTGGCAACAGGATTTGATGGAAATGGTAGAGAGAAGATCTAAATATTTTGTCCCGCAAGGTCAGACCAAGATTATGAACGAGGGCTGGGCAGTTTTAATTCATGAAAAAATTATGTATGATCTTGAATTGCCAGACAAATATCATCTTGCATTTTTAAAAACACACAATCAGGTTGTTCGTCCGATCGTGGGAAAGGTTAATCCTTACCATTTGGGCTACTCTTTATTCAAAAAAATAGAAAGAGAGCACGGCTTCGAGGAGTGTCTACTGGTTAGACAAACCCACGATGATGAATCCTTTATTCGTAAATATTTAGACGAAGAAATGTGTAACGAGCTAAACTTATTTTCATACTCTTATCAGAAAAACACAGGAAATTATGCAATAAATGAAATTTCTGACGAAGAAGGTTGGAAAAGCGTTAGGAACGCTCTAATTAGTAGTGTGGGTCTTAATGGAGTTCCGATTGTTTATGTCGAAAATTTTGAAAAGAAAACAAACACTCTTTTCATAAAGCATGAGCACGACGGACGAGATTTAGATTTATCATACGCAAATAAGGTATATGACAATATATGTTACTTGTGGAATGACAATGTAGAATTTATAACGATCATCGAAAATGAAATATGGGAATTTTAAAATGACAAACAAATCAAAAACTAATAAATTTTTAGAACTGGCTGAAAAGCATAAGAACGACAGTAAAAGAGAGAAGTTTAAGGGTACGTTTTCTGATTACCTTGAGCTTCTAGAGGAAGACAAGACTATTTCTCAACTTGCCCACAAGAGACTTTATAAAACAATTGTGGACAAGGGCATCACTAGGATGACAGAAGACGATTCTCGATGTAATACTCTTTTTGACGGTGAATCCTTAAAAACTTATGATTATTTTCAAACAAGGTTTTTCGGAATGGAAAGACCCCTAGCGAAAGTCATGAGGTATCTCCACTCAGCCGCCATGAAAGGAGAAGAGAGTCGCCAAGTGCTCCTATTGCTCGGACCCGTCGGCGCGGGCAAATCAGCTCTCGTTGAGCATATTAAAAGAGCCCTTGAGCAGAGCGGTATATTATACTCTCTTGACGGTTGTCCAATCAACGAAGAACCTATACATCTTATTCCCAGAAGCTTAAGAGATCAATTCCAAGATTTATATGGTGTTAAAATAGAGGGAGATCTGTGCCCAGTTTGTCGCCACAGGCTATTGGAAGAATACGATGGAGATTATATGAAATTTCCCGTAAAGGAAACCAGCTTTTCAATTCGTGGAAGACGTGGGGTAGGTGTTGTTCCACCTATGGATGCAAATACTCAAGACACAAGCATCCTGATAGGGTCAGAAGACATATCAAAATTAGACCTCTATCCGGAAGACGACCCTCGCGCTCTAAGCCTAAACGGAGCCTTCAACGTAGGAAATCGTGGAATTGTTGAGTTTGTTGAGGTTTTCAAGAACGAAATTGAATTCTTGCACACAATGATTACTGCAACGCAGGAAAAAGTAGTCCCATCCCCCGGCAAAGGTGCCATGATTTACTTTGACGGTGTTATTCTCGCACACTGCAACGAAGCCGAATGGATTAAATTTAAATCAGAGAACACCAATGAAGCGATTCTTGACAGAATCGTAAGAGTTAATATACCTTACTGTTTGGAGGTTGATGAAGAGAAGAAGATTTATAAAAAATTATTAGATGAGTCGGACTTTGATGCACACATCGCGCCACACACCTTAGAGTTGGCAGCAATGTTTTCTGTTCTTACGAGACTTAAGCCATCCAACAAGGTTGACCCGGTAACAAAAATGAAGATTTATAACGGTCAAGAAGTTGTTGAAAAGGGTTATATCAAGAAAATTGATATTAATGATCTTAGGGACGAAGTTCGCGATGAGGGCATGACGGGAATTTCAACAAGATTTATTATGAAGTCCATCGACGCGGCCGTCGCTGACTCTGAAAACAATATGGTTACCCCCATTTCAATTAGGGATGCCCTAATCAAACAAGTCAAGGAACAGGTCGTTGTCGAAGACTTAAGAGAGAAATATCTTTCATTCCTTCAAAAAGAGCTACATGATGAATATCTGAAAATGTTAGAGACGGAAATTACAAAGGCTTTCGTTTCAGCATATCAGGAACAGGCAGAGTCCTTGTTTAACAATTATCTAGATCACGCAGAAGCCTATGTAAACGGCTCTAAAGTGAAAGATAAAGTAACGAATGAAGATATGCATGCCGATGAGGAATTCTTACAATCAATCGAAGAGCAAATTGGTATCATCGGTTCTGCAAGAGAAAATTTCAGAGCCGACATCACAGCTTACATGTTTGCGAAATTGAGAAAGGGCGAGATAATTGACTGGACCTCTTATGGACCACTCAAGGAGGCAATCGAAAACAAACTCCTTGCTTCAGTTCGTGACATTTCCAGAATTGTTACAAAATCTAAATCGAGAGACAAGAAACAACAAAGTAAATACAACGAGATGATTAAAACCTTGATGGATGAATATGGATATAGCGAGAGGTCAGCAAACGAAGTTATTAAATACGCTTCAAACAATCTGTGGAGAGACAGCTAGCTCAAATATTTTTCAAAAATAAACGTTTTAAAATAAAAAACACAAAAACCCTGTAAGATTCCTTACAGGGTTTCTTTTTTATTATATATTTTCACATTTTTTTTGCTTTTGAGATAATTTGTATCTAACTAAGCCGATTAAGTCTGTCCGCAGACTAGCATCTTGTTTTTTTGAAAAACATCTGTTTTTTTAAAGGGCAAATTTTCTTTTTTCTAGGAGGAAAAAATATGAAAATAAATAAAATAAATAAAATAATAAGGAGGGGGATCTAATGCCTGTAAATACTATTGATTTAGATATCTTCCAAGCCGATTCTTATGGTGATACTTGGAACGGAGGTAGTCTTACAATCTCTGATTCCAACGGTGTCACAGTTCTAGCGACCTCGGGTCCAGCAACCGCTGTCGCATATCCAGCTGGATTAACACAGACAATTTCTGTTGAAACGGGAACGTACACCTATACTATGGTTCCGGGCGAATATCCGAGTGAGATTGTGGCTACCATCACGGATGAGAGTGGCACCTTGCTAGCCAGCCTTGTTGGAGGATCAGGCACAGGAACATTTGTAGTGGGCTCGAACACAGTCATTACTCCGGTATTGTCTGTTAGTGATGGAGATGTCACAGTGTCTGCTACTCTCAACGCTGATGCGATCACAGCGGGAGCGACCCACTGGGCTTACTCCTTCTCTGCTCTGGGAGCAGAAGGGGAGCCACATGGCGGAACCCTAACCGCTCTAGGCGCATCCGTAACAGTGACTCCTGCATACGTTGGAGAACATACTGTTTATGTCGCAGCTGTTGACTCAGCAGGAAACGTGATCGTGGGTAATTCGGATACCATCAATAATTCACCATCCGTATCTGTAACCATTGTGAAAACTGACTCTTATAACGACGGTTGGGATGGCACCTCTTTGGTGATCACTCATGTCAGCACAGGTGATGTTGTACACAATGCGACACTTGCTGTTGGCGTGTCTCCAGAGACTATCCCAATGAATTTATTATATGGTGATTATACTTGGGCTCTTGTTGGCGGCAACTATCTCGAAGAACATTCGGTAATAATCACTCAGACCGCTGACGGAATAGTGCTAGCAAATAGTGCAGCGTCTGTACCTTCAAGTGGGTCATTCACAGTCGGACCACCTTCTGCTGCTATTTCAGTCGATGTTGCTGCAACGGGAACAAATATAGCTGTTACGGGAACTCCAAATGCAGCAGCCACGGCAGAAGGCGCAGCAAACTGGTCAGCATCTCTGACTGGATTTGGAGAAGTTGGCGCAACAATTGACGGTGCGAAAGCATTGACAGCTATTGGTGCAGATGCGGCTCTTACTGCCCCATCGGGTGGTTCTCATTCAGTATATGTAGCAGTAGTTGATGCAGCAGGGGTTATCCTTGCAAAAGCTGATACCACAGTTAACATTTTTATCTCACAACTAAATGTTGGTGATGGCATTATCGTCATGTCCTACTTAGATCACCCTAATCTCTCACACGCTGGTACACACGATCAGCTGACCAGTGATGATGAAGGAAATTCCTTTTGGGGTCCATTCTATATTGGCGATTTGACCATAAAATCCCTGTCTATATCTAGTCAGGGTAGCAATGAAATACTTACTGATGTAACTTTTGACGATGGCAGCGGAGGTGATCTAGATCTTGATGCACTTGTAAAAGAGCTTATCAAGAAATATAACCTAAACTTGCTATCAGGTGTTCAATCTGATGACGGAACATTCTTTCAATCTGTTATAGACGGCACAGCAGGTTTCAGTGCATCTGCCCTTCTCTCATGGGAAGCCGAAGGTACAAGTACAATCATGCTTCCTTCAGGCGGCGGTCACTATGCTGAATATGATGCTGTATTTTATGGTAATCAAATAAGCGAGGCTCTTCCGGGAGAAGGCTGGACAGCCGGTCCTGACGGAAGTTCATTTGTGGGCATCATTGCACCGGGCGAAACAGCTCCGGCACAAGCAGGATCATCTTATGATCCCTTCCATGGAGGAAATCTTTCCAATATTATTAAATATGTTCACGGAACCGATGGTGGGGCTTACCGATCTCACATGCATGTGAAGAACGACGACGGAAATACAGTTTTGTATTTCACTCAAGATCTTCAGACGTGGAGTGCCTTTACTTCATACGGCCCCGATGCTCACGGTATATATGATGCACCTGCGTGTGCTGCATATGGACCTGCTGGTAAGGTTTTTGTCGGAACCGAAGCCGGCTGTGCTTACCTCATAGATTTAGATGCATCATCCGCCCCACTATCATTTACCAAAGTACATGATAATGGAAATACGGGTAAAATTAATCAAGTGCATTTCGGTGCAACTTCAAATACTTGGATCATAGAATACAGTGAAAAAGTCTATACAATGCCTGCAGAGGGTGGTGCTCTTACTGAAAGAATGACCATTCCCACTGGAGCCGTCGTCGTTGACATTTCAGAAGCAGCTGATGCAATTTGTATCGTTGTTAGAAAGTCTGACTTCACCTTTGCATCTTATATTGCATTGACCAATTGGTCAGCGGTTTATGACGAATCTCAAATGAGTACAGTCTTGACTTCGCTTGGCATAGCTGATTTTAACTATGCTTATAATATTGATAAATGGTGCGCAGCCTCACCAGATGGAACTGTTATAACAACAGATGACATTTCAAACTGGTTGCTATAAAAAAGGTCCGGCGACACCTAAAGTCGCCAACATATATTATTAAATGGGAAGCCCCCAAGGAGAAAAAATAATATGTCTGAACAAAACAAAAACTTACAAAGAGTCGCACGTACACGCGCTAGACTCGACAATGTTGACATTGAGCTTAAGAAGGCTGATGGAACAAAATTCGCTTCCATGGCGGAACTTGCTCAATCGGACGATTTCGGGATGTCCATGTACGGTACAATCGACATGGGCAACTTTGCCGATCTTAGATACATGAAATTATCAACTGAATTGTCAGAATATCTGACAATTAGTGATGACGCTCTTGTTAATATGAGAAAATTAAATGCTGATAAAGCAGCTCTTCAAGCTAATCTTGATGCCGTTGAGCTTGCTGCTTCTGACGACCGCGCTGCCATCCGTGGTGAGTTGGGTGTCGAAGAAGCAGCCCGCATTGCTAAAGATGCTGAAGAAAGAGCATTTGCTCTTGCTGCACGTACTCTCAATGAGTCTAATCGTGACGATGCAATCGCTGCTGCCAAAATCATTGATGATGCTGCTTTAGCTGCTCTTCAAACTGAGGTTGATCAGAACAAATCAGATGCAGATACTGCTATTTCAGCTGAAGAAGCTCGCGCTATGGCTGCAGAATCGGTCGTTGCAAATAACCTTACAGCATATGAAACATCTAACGATGCCGCTGTTGGTGTCGAGAGAGGTCGCATTGACACACTTCTTTCTGGCTCATCAGTTGACTTTGATACCTTGCTTGAAATTACATCAGCTTACCAATTAGCAGATGTTAGTGTTATCGCAAGTATCGTTGCTCTTCAAGCTGATGTTGATCAGAATAAATCAGACTCTGATTCTGGATTAACAGCAATCTCTGGTAGTCTTGTTACAGAGACTGCTCGTGCTGTTGCTGCTGAAGCAGTTCTCACAGCAGATCTCGCAAGTGAAACCGCTCGTGCCGGAGGTATCGAAGCTGGTATTCAAGCTGCATTAGATGTGCAAGAAGCTAAAGAAGCTGCATACGAAGTCTCAAATGATGCTGCATTGGCTGCTGAAGAGTCTCGTGCTCTATTGGCTGAATCCACACTTGACGGCAAGGTAGATACAGAGATTGCTGATAGAATTCAGGCTGTTCAAGACCTGCACGATATCATCGATGCTGATATGATTGCTGAAGAAACCGTTCGCGCCGCCGCAGACCAGCTTAATGCTGCAAACTTTTTGGCAGAACAACAAGCCACTTCGACCGATCGCGCTTTAATCCGCTCTGAAATCGCTGCCGCTAAGATCATTGATGATGCTGCTTTAGCCGCTCTTCAACTTGAGGTTGACGGAAATGAGTTAGATGGCGACAACGATCGTGCTGCTATTCGTTCTGAAATCGCTGCCGCTAAGATCATTGATGATGCTGCTTTAGCAGCTGAAGAAGCTCGCGCTATGGCTGCAGAATCGGTCGTTGCAAATAACCTTACAGCATATGAAACATCTAACGATGCCGCTGTTGGTGTCGAGAGAGGTCGCATTGACACACTTCTTTCTGGCTCATCAGTTGACTTTGATACCTTGCTTGAAATTACATCAGCTTACCAATTAGCAGATGTTAGTGTTATCGCAAGTATCGTTGCTCTTCAAGCTGATGTTGATCAGAATAAATCAGACTCTGATTCTGGATTAACAGCAATCTCTGGTAGTCTTGTTACAGAGACTGCTCGTGCTGTTGCTGCTGAAGCAGTTCTCACAGCAGATCTCGCAAGTGAAACCGCTCGTGCCGGAGGTATCGAAGCTGGTATTCAAGCTGCATTAGATGTGCAAGAAGCTAAAGAAGCTGCATACGAAGTCTCAAATGATGCTGCATTGGCTGCTGAAGAGTCTCGTGCTCTATTGGCTGAAGGTGGTCTTGGCGGTCGTTTGGATATCGTCGAAGGTAGCGTAAATCAAGCTGGTTCTGTTGCTAAGGCAGAATTCGATGCTAAGGCATACGCTGATACTCAAATCGCTGCACAGGAAGTTCAATCTGCTGCAGCTCGTTTGGTTGTTCAAACTGACGTTGATAACAACGAAACAACAATGATTTCTGAATTCTCTGCAGTACGCGGCGAATTGGCTCAAGAAGTGTCTGGTATACTCGGTGGCGCATCTGCGTCTCACGACACAATGAAGAAGATCGAAGATCTTATGATTGCTGACGCAGCATCTGCTTCTGCAGATCTTGTTGCTGAAGCATCTTTGGCAAGAGCGGAAGAAGCTAAATTAGCTGCTGACGTTCTGGCTCTTCACGGTCGTCACGACGAATATGAGCAAATTATGGTTTCCGACTTCGAAGCAGGCGCATTCTCACTGGCAGCTGCATCATTTAATGCTCCGATGTCTGATATCATGAGTGTCCATGTCAACGGCTTCAAGTTGATGAGCGACGAGTTCACAGTATCAGAAATGGAGGGTGCAATGGATTCTATCGTATTCCACGTACCAATGTACGTTGGCGATGCTGTATCCGTATCAGGAATGAAGAAGATTACCCTTCAATCATAAAAAATAAAAGATAAATATTGATTTATTTATCGCGTCCTTCCATTATTTATGGAAGGGCGTTTTTTTGTTGACTATTTAAAGCGAAGGTAAATTAATTATGTTGAAGAAGATTAGATCATTATTTTATAAAATTCCTAGAAAAGAAGAGCCTCTTCCGAAAGAAGACGCGGAGACAATAGTAGAGACCCCGCCAGAACCTCCTGATGTCATCGAAGTGCCATGGCAAATTGTTGCTAGGGTAAAGAACACGGAAGATGCCATTACAAAGCTTCACGAGGATCTAAAAAACTTTTTCTATAAAAACAAAATGACCGAAAAAAGGACATTTGATCTTATCACAAAGCTGGAGGACTCTTCCGAAGAAGAAGAGAAAAAAATAAAGAAATCTTACCACATTTCCGACAACACGCAATATATTTTAGAATTACCAGAAGCCACTGGCCGATCGGGGTTTCTAAAAAAGAAGAAGCAAAATAAATAAAGTACTTTTGGAAAAAAAACAAACTATTTATTATTGTGATAAATTAATCTAGATTTTGATAGGAGAGTCTTTAGATGTCAATTAGAAAATTTAAATTTGTGTCTCCCGGTGTTTTTACCCGCGAGATCGACCAGTCTCAGTTGCCAGCAGCTGACTCAACTCCCGGTCCAGTTATTATTGGTCGCCTACCCCAAGGACCGGCAATGGAGCCCGTCGCGGTTCGTTCTTATGACGAATTCGTGCAAGTTTTTGGAAACCCGGTTCCGGGACGAGCAAATGGCGACGTTTGGCGTGATGGAAACTATCAGGGACCAACGTATGCAGCATATGCAGCTCAAGCTTATTTGAGAAACAGCACAGACGGAGTTACAATCGTTCGCCTTGCTGGTTTAGAAGCACAAGACTCCACCTCTGGTGATGCAGGGTGGGAAACAGTCGATACCAGCACAGCTTTCGCAAGCAATGGCGGTGCTTTTGGCTTGTATGTTTGTGCGAATGGTGGTAACAATGATGCCCCCGGCACCCAAGAAGGGTACTTAGGTGCTGTTTGGTATGTAGCTTCCGGAGGAGCCGTAATTCTTACAGGCTCTTTGGCACGTACAGCTGCTGTTACAGGCGGTATCGACGGCTTATTCGGAACTTCATCCAATGACACATCTGCTCAAGGTCCAACCTATAGAGCGGCAATTTTGGATGCAGCCGGTGTCGTTGTTCACAAAACAGAATTTAACTTTGACCCATCGTCAAGAAGCTTTATCAGAAAAGTATTCAATACAAACCCTCAAACAGTTAATACTGCGGTTGTTCCTTCTGCATCGGTCGCACAAGGCGGTCAATATTACTGGCTAGGAGAAACTTACGAGTCGTGGATTCAACAACAACTCAATGCCAACACTCTTGACAGTGGATCATATGGTCTCTTGATGGCTTTCGATAAGACAGATAAGGCAGATTACAATACTGATTTTAAATCTGCAGAATCCGGATGGTTCTTCTCTCAAGATTTATCAACAAATAACGCAGAATACTACGCAGATAATATGCAGAAACTTTTCAAGGTTCACGCTTTAGAACCGGGAAAGTGGGTACAAGATAATATTAAAATTTCGATTCAAGATTTGAGTTATTCCAGAAGCACTTCTGGGAAAAATAATTACGCAACGTTTACGCTAGTCCTTAGAAGAGCTGACGATAGCGACAAGAATCAGCAAGTAGTTGAAAGATATTCTAATCTTTCTCTGAATCCTATGGCAGACAACTATATCTCCAAAAAGATCGGTGACAAGTATGTTGTATGGGACCAAAATACTAAAGTTCTTAGAGAGTATGGTGACTATAGTAACGCTTCTAAGTATATTAGAATCCAAGTCAATGATGCTGTACAGGCTGGAACATTGGATCCAAATATGCTTCCATTCGGTGTCGAGGGCCCTACTAAATTTAGGAATGTCGTAATCAGCACATCCGTAGCCGACCCGATAGAGTCTGATGTTGCACCGCTATCTATGCGCTCTTCGGCGGGTATCTCGACTTTTGCCACCGGAGCTGTTGTTACAGACTACACCGCATCTTTGAACTTCCCAGAAATGTCATTGAGGCTGTCGTCTTCAGCGGGTGACCCGTTTAATCAGACAAACAGTTACTTCGGCGCACAAGCTGATGCTTTCTTGGAAAACGGAACAGGTGCTTACAACAGTAGACAATTCAGTCCAGATTGGTCTGATATGGTCAATCGTCTTGCAGGCGCAGTATCTACAACAATTACAGAACCTCAATGGAGATTCTCACTAGATGAAATTGTTCAAGACTCTGGAAAATCTGCTGCTTATTACCTGTCAGGCTCTCGTGTGGGCGGATCAGCGTTGAGTGTCACCGGCTCTAAAGGTTGGAGAACTGTCGTAGACAATGAATGGACTAGATTCACTGCCCCTCTTTTTGGCGGCTTTGATGGTCTGGATATCACAGAATTAGAACCATTTAGAAATACAGGAATGGCTGGGGGAGCAACAAGGCAAACCAATTATGCCCTAAACACCCTTAGAACAGCAATTGAATTAATCAACGACCCAGAGGTTGTAGAGATGAATGTTGCAACAATCCCCGGTGTAACAAACGAAAATGTAACTCGCGTATTGGTTGAAACTTGTGAAGAGAGAGGAGACGCACTAGCAATCATCGACCTTCCTGATGTTTATTTGCCATATACAGAGGGTACGGCTTACGCAACAACAGCAGCAAGAGGTACAGTATCTTCAACAATTACAAGCCTCGAAGATAGGCAGTTGAATAGTTCATACGGATGTGCATATTATCCGTGGGTTCAAATTCAAGATACGTCCACTTCAAACAATAGATTGTGGGTGCCCCCTTCAGTCGCAGCCTTGGGAACATTTGCTTCTTCAGAGGCAGCAACAGAGGTATGGTTCGCACCAGCCGGCTTCAATCGCGGCGGTCTTTCTACTGGCGCAGCTGGCTTACCAGTTTTGAATGTTAGTCAAAAATTAACATCGCGAGATAGAGATAATCTATATGATGCGAATATTAACCCAATTGCCTCATTCCCAAACGAAGGTATTGTCATCTTCGGTCAAAAGACTCTGCAGGTCACCCCATCGGCACTTGACAGAATCAATGTTAGAAGGATGATGATTTTTGTGAAAAAACAAGTTAGTATTTTTGCTAATCAAATCTTGTTTGATCAAAATGTTAGATCTACATGGAATAGATTTATCGGACTAGTTGACCCATTCTTGGCCAGTGTTAAGAGTAGGTTGGGAATTAGTGAATATAAACTAATCTTAGACGAAACGACTACAACACCAGATTTGGTTGATCAAAATATTGTTTATGCCAAGATCTTTATCAAGCCAGCAAAGGCTATTGAATACATTGCACTTGATTTCTTTATTACAAATCAAGGGGCATCTTTCGAAGATTAATCCTTCGAAAACCATTTATAAAACTATATTATTTTAGGCAGAAAGCTTTTTAAGGAGAAAATAAAATATGTCAAGCGTAAACGACGGGTTCTGGACACAGAGCACAACAAATCCAAAAAGGAAATATAGATTTCAAGTCGAACTCAATGGCGGAGCAACAACAGGTTCTTCACTGGGTACGGGAGTGCTTTGGTTTGCTAAAACAGTTACCAAGCCAGAAATAACAGTAAATACTGCAGAAGCTCAATATTTGAGTCACAAATTTTATTATCCCGGAACGGTGGAGTGGAATGAGGTTAGTCTAACCCTTATTGATCCAGTTGCACCCGATGCAGCCCAAGGTACTTTAGATTTGCTCACGCGAATGGGGTATTTGGGACCAAAAGAAGCTGGTGATGCAGACCCACAGACCATCTCCAAAAGACAGGCATTTGAAGTTGTAATTACGCAGATTGATGCAGATGGAAATCCACAAGAAACTTGGACCCTTAAAAACGCTATCCTCATTAAGCTCGGCTTCGGTGATCTGGACTATGCTTCAGAGGATTTATCGGAAATTGAAATGAGCTTTAGGTATGATTGGGCAACTTGTGAAACCAAAGACGGAACCCAATACTTTAATCAATAACATTTAAAACCAATAATTAACAGAAGAGGTGAGAATTGGCTAGAAATAGTAAGAGTAGATTAAATAAGGAAGAATCTACTAAACCGGCAGACACGGATCCCGTAGCTGCTATGGGCGGCGCAGCCCTAACTTTTGCAACACCAACAGAGTTCGTTGAACTTCCTTCGAAGGGGCTGTATTACCCAGAAGATCATCGACTATATGGTGTTGATGTCATTGAAATCAAATTCATGACAGCTAAAGAAGAGGATATCCTTACCTCTAAGACATTGATCAAGCAGGGCGTAGCCCTAGAGAGATTATTGAAAAGCGTAATTGTAGATAAAACAATCGATCCAACCACCATGCTTACTGGTGATAGGAATGCGATGTTGATTGCCGCAAGAAAATCAGGCTACGGCGAAGAATATAATGCAAAAATTAATTGCCCTAGCTGCAATAGCGTTAATGAGATCACATATGATTTAGACTCTATTGATGTTCTACACCCAGAAGATGATTCAGAGTCACATTGGAATGCCGATGGGAATCTAGTTGTGGTGCTACCTCTTAGTAAGTTGGAAGTAGAGACAAAGCTGTTAACTGGTAAAGATGAGATGTATCTTTCTAGAACACAAGAGTCAAAAAGAAAAAAGAAGCTTCTTGAAACATCAATGCAAGATGTTCTTAAGACAATGATCGTTTCCGTTAACGGAGACACAACTACTGAAATTTTAAATGCATTTATCTCAAAGGTACCAGCACGAGACATCAAACACCTTCGAGAAGTTTATAAAAGAAACACACCCAATGTGGAAATGAACCATGATTTTGAATGTGAAAATTGTGATTACCGAACGGTCCTGGAGGTACCGTTCACCGTAGAATTTTTTTGGCCTAAGTGATGAATATATTAGGAATGTTTATGAAGAATTTTTCCTAATGAAATACCATGGCGGATGGAGCTTTATAGAAGCATACAATCTTCCTATAGTTATCAGAAGGTGGTTTTTGAATCGCTTGGTTGAAGAAATAAAAAATGAAGCCGAACAAGCGAAGAAAGCTCATTCTAAATCCAAGAGATAATAATATTTCTTGGATTTTTATTTTTTTGTAAAACTATTTATAGAGAAAGGGGATATATCATGGCTGCTAGTTCAGACTTTTGGACATCAAAAAACTATTTGCCTTATCAAATTCACAACTTTATAGTGGATATGAAGGTTTATGCTATAAAATCAGAAAAATTTTATCAAGCTGATCCAGAGGTTAGCCCCGGAATACAAAACACAATCAGCGATGGGCTTATTAGCGGCAATGATGTAGAGGAAATTAAAATTCCTAGTCACGCAATTAAGAGTATTGATCTTCCGACTGTAGAAGTTTCCTTTGAAGATATTTCCGGTCAACTTTCAGATGGACAGGCTGAAGCTAGAGATCCAGACTTCCAACAAATAACAGTAACTTTTTACGCAGTAGATACGCCTCACGGAAATATTATTAATTTACTACCAAGAATATTTCATACCTATTATCTAACTTTCGCTAACGTCGATGGTGAGCCGCAGCCAGCGGCAAATATCCCTTTCCGGGCAGCAATGGATGCAGATGCTCCAGATCCCAACACAGCGTATTGTGTAAGTTCTTATATAAATGTAGAGTTGTTTAGAGGAAGAAATACCGGCAACGTTGTTCTGACAGAAAACCCAAAAGGTCGAACTTTTCGAGAAGTAGATAAAAATCAAAGAAGCTCGGACGATAGAAAAAATGTAGTTTATAGATCGATTGCCCCAGTAAGCTACGATCTGGGCGAATTATCATATACAGAAAATGGACTGTTGGAGTGTAAAATGGTGTTTCGATATAATGTACCATTCAGTGCCGAGAAATTAAAACAAGCCTCCGTTGGCACCGGCAAAGTCGATGACACGAATGCATCAGAGATCATAGTCGCAGTAATGTGATATAAAAGGAATAAGAAAATGGAAAAAGAAATAGTTTTAGATTTAGAAGAGCTTAAAAACCAAGATGAGGTATTAAACGAAGGATTGCTTCGAATGGCAGGCATGACCATTGAATTAATATTGAAACAAATGTTTGGCTTTCCTGTTTTCGGACCAAATGCTCACGTTAAGGGTAAGCCAAAAGATTTAAAAGCCTTTGCAAAAACTCTCGGTCACGAAAAGAAATATTTAGAATCAGCCAAAAAACACGGCTTGAATAACCCAAAGACATATAACACAAAAACATCTTTGAACAAAGCGGTAAAGGGCTTTGAAAAATCCACAGGGATCAAGTGGCCATTTAAATAAGGAAAAAATTACTAGATGTCAGAAATAAAACAAATCCTAGAAGCATTGACTTCTGAAGGCAGCACTGAAGCTGTCCAAGATCTGACAAAATCCCTCAGAGAACTTCTCGAAGTGCAGACTAAATTGGGTATAACTTATCGAGATTTGAGTGAATCAGGGAGAGATGTTACTCGCGCCCTCGAAGCCGGAGAAACATCAGCATCTAGTTTTGCCGACAAAGCTTTCGGTCTTGGGGAAAAGATTGGCTCCCTCGGCGGGCTTTTAAAAGAAAATGAAAATGGTATAATGTCAAACGCTAGGGGATTCTTGGAGATGGCAACAGGCGGAGAAAACGCCGCTGCATCAATGGCTAATCTTACGGCAGGGTTTAAATCTGCCATCAATCCCGCCAAATTATTGTCAGCTGGCGCGGAAGTCATGATTGAGGCAATGGTGGCACTCGCTTTCGCCACAGATGTGGTTTTTACACAATTTAACAGATCTACTGGTGCGCTGGATATGTTCGGCAACCAGATGATTTCACTACAAAGAGACCTTTCCCCCTTATCGGTAGGCGTTAAAGACATTACTGAAGCTTACGGCGGATTAATCAATAACTTCGGAGGATTTAACCGTATAACTGAAGCACAACAGGAGTCGCTCGCAAAAAATACAGCAGTATTGAGTGAGTTGGGCATATCTGCGACCACCACAGCCGCCACATATAATACTTTAATGTCAGCCTTTGCTATGACCGAGGCTGAAGCTAGTAGCCTCCAGCGTGAAATGTTTGTCTTGGCTCAAGAAATAGGCATGCCACCCCAAGCGATGGCAGAAGGGTTTCAACAGGCTCTGCCGCAACTAGCAGCCTTTGGCACTAAATCTTCCGACGTATATAAGAAATTAGCTGTAAATGCCAAGGCAGCAGGAATGGAAGTCCAAAGTTTACTTAGTATAACACAACAATTTGATACCTTTGAGGGCGCAGCACAAGCAGTTGGTAAACTAAATGCCCTATTAGGTGGACCATATCTGAGCACGACGAAAATGATAAAAAATACAGATCCTACAGAAAGAATGAGGATGTTATCTAGTGCCATTAACGATGCCGGAAAATCATTCGATCAGATGGAGTACTACGAAAGAAAGGCAACAGCTGCAGCTATGGGATTAGCGGATGTGAGCGAACTAGCCCTACTTATGAATAATAGGTTTGATTTATTGGAGCCGCAAACAAAACAGAGCGCGGCTGATCTTGAGAAGTTGGCAGAACAAACAGCAAAATTTAATTCAGTTATGGAAGTCCTAACTGGTATGCTCACTTCAGTTGTTGCAAACTTAGAGCCAGTTATTCGCGGTTTTAAAGGCTTTCTAGGCGGAATAGCATCGTTCATGGCCGCGTATCCATCATTCAAGATAGCTCTGATGGCAATTCCAGTCGCGCTTCTCGCCATTGGTGTCTCTATGGGTTTTATAACGGGTCCGGTCGGTGCCGTGATAGCTGTAATATCAGCACTGGTCGTTATGATGGGTTTGGCATATTCATACATTGGAAGCTTTAACGAAATATTAAATGAAACGAGCGGGTTTGTTATGTATGCAAAGACAGTCTTGATGCTCTGGATGGTCCAAGGGCTCGCGCCACTCATCCTCATTGCCGGCATTGCTTACGGCGCATTTTTGGCACTCAAGAATGTTTTTAATCAGGTCGCGGAGGCTGTCCAGCCCATTATGAAGGAGTTGGATCCTGTATTTAAAACCATGACGCAAAAAGTCATTCCCGTCTTACAACACATCGGCTCATCACTCATGATGTTCGCTGGTTATATAGGGTGGTTATTGTTTGAACTCACCGGTGCTGGGGTGGCGTTACGAGTATTCGCTGGGGCGATCTCTCTCTTGTCTGTACCCATTATATGGGTTGGTAAACATCTCGCATACTTACTTGGCTGGCTGGCAGATGTATACACAATGATTTTTATCGGAAACAGTCCGTCGTTTATAGAGGTCTTGGGTCTCTTCGGCAATGCATTCCGAGCAATGGGTGACGCAATCACGGCACCAATACGAGCAGTTCAGAGCTTATTTGGAATAATGAAAGATTTTATCGGATATCTATTATCTCCAGAGGTCTTGGACATCTTAGGTAAGGTTTTTGATCAAGGTGTCGCAGTTGTTAGCCGCGTATTCGGATTGGAAACAAACACGCAAACAGATCAAATAGCCCAAGCAAGAATGGAAATTGAGTCAGCTATGGTAGATTCAAATAATGCCTTGAAAAAGTCAATTGACCAACTAACTAAAGCAATGGTAGATAATAATAAAGGCGATAATGCCCCGGTAATCAATATTAATGGCAACCTTGATAAGATTTTTGATATTCAAGAAGAGAGATTACAAAGAAAGATGAACGCTCAACCCAACTTTAAGACAACAGGAGGTAGATAATATGGCGAAAGCAGTAACAATAGACAGATATCCGTTTATCAACCTCAAATTCGGACAACTAAGCTTTTCAATCCTTGAGAGTGTCAGTTTGGACTACGATATAGGGTGGGAATCTGTGTCTGTATACGGAAGACAAGACGCTATCCAGAGCTATAAAACGACGGGTCAAACAATTAACATTACTGTGGCACAAACCTTCACATCCCCCCAACAATTCAAAAATCTCCTTACAAATTTAAATAAATTTAGTAGACCGATTTATGAAAACGATTTGATATCGAGATCACCACTGTGGTCAATAAAACTTCTAGACGGGAATGGGTATGTTGAGACCCCTATAGTTATCGCTCCCAACTCCGTGTCTGTCGATTTCGGCGACAGATTAAGAAAAATTGCAGCAGTACGCGGCGCGTCCGTAGACACGAGTACGAAGGGTGACGACATTTTCGGAAAAATTGAAAAATATCCAAAAAGAGTTTCTATTTCAATCGGAGGTGCCGTCATCAATACAGAACGCCAATACTCCCGTTTTGATTCTGGTCCCGCTGCTCCCGGACCCGTCGCGGATCCAACAGCCCCGCAATCTGCCGCAAAACAAGTCAAAGTTACTGAAGGGAGTAATTAATGCCAGTATCAAGATATTCAACAAACAAGATCATCGTTAACAAAGAAGAATCATACGACGAATTATTCAGAGACAGAGGTGTTAAACAGATTAGTCAGTATGACTCAAAATCTCTTTATTATCCAAACTCTGAAGAGATGTCATCCATAAAGTTTGAAACTAAAAGATGGCAAGTCGGTGATAGGTTATATAAGATAGCATCGGATTATTATGGAGATCCTAGATACTGGTGGATTATCGCACAATTTAATCAAAAACCAACCGAGTCACATTTTCAAGTAGGCGATATTTATTATGTGCCAATCTCGATTGAACAAATATTAGAATTTTATAGAGTTTAGGGGAGTACCAAAGTGAGTATACTGGAAACTAATGAAGATTTTAAATCACTAAATACCATTGATGGATTTGAAGAATCGTTCAAAAACTCTAATCAGGGCACATCAACAGCCGCATCGGGAAAGGCGACAAGAGTCTCCGAAGTGTTGGGTGCTGATATAACCAGAGAACAGAGACACGATCTATACAAACAAGAATATCCATACCTGACACCAGAAGATATAGATGCTGTTGGCAAAATAGCCAACGCAGGTCAATTATTTGGACCGGATGACGAAACGAGAGATAAGTTTGCGCTTCTTTTGACTAAATTTGATTTGATCAAAAGAAGTGATAATAGAAATAAAATTAAAGCTGCTCGCGATGCAAATATCGACGAAAACGACTCTTTAAGCGAGGAAGTCAAAGAAGAGTTAAAAAAAGATGGCACCCTCATTCACGAAGCTGAAAAGGCTGTGGAAGCAGGAGAAAAAACTCCCGAAGAAGCTATTAAAGACATAGAAAAATATATTGCTCAAGAATATGCAAAGTTTGCATCCTTCATACATCAGAATTATTTGTTAGTTAACAGCAGCGAGATAAATAAAGTATTAAGAAGTACCGCAAATTATCCAACCTATAATAAGATCTTAGTTTCTAGAATAGAAGACAGCTCTTCTAACCCTCTCGGACCCTATGTCGGAAAGAAAGAGGGCGCAAGATTATTAACATTTACTACTGCACAGTTATCCTCTCTTGTTCCGCAAATAAAGCTTTTTAAAATTATTATAGAAGGATCCAAGAGGAGAAAAATAGAAATTCCGTTTCCCACTATTAGTTTGGGATACTCTAAGACGGGAAAAATATTTAGACAGTCTCCCAACGACAAAGGGCAATATTTTAAAAACAGAGATGGCTTTGGTATAAGATCTTTCGAGTGGCAGTATAATGGTCAAAATGAGGCAACTAAGTTTACAGACTTAGCTGCGAATTTAAGTTTGTATTTTCAAGACTTTGGGCAACTCACTGCCGAAAGACAAGCCGCAGACGGATCCACTTTCACATATTTAGATTTAATTCTACCAAGAGAGGCAGTGAGCATAGATGATGCCAAGGTGGGGAAAGATACAAATGCTTTTATATTGGCAGAAGTTGGCTGGGCCGTTCCCACAGGAAGTAGCTTGTTTAAGAGCGAAGAAATAAAAGCGATACAAGAGAATAGACTATCTATGTTTCTACAGCAGATAAACTATGAACTGGATTTTGATAGTGCCACCACAGCAGCTTTTACTTTAAATATAGAATATCACTCTGCTTACGAAACAATGGCAAAAAATTCTTCTTTAAATACAATTCTACCCAGCGTAGAAATTTGCAAACAAATAAAACAAAAGAAAGATGAGATAGAAGATGTGAGAGAACGCTCCAAGTCGGGAGACAGTGATAAATCATCCGAACAACTTAAGAAATTAAATGATGAATTTGATAAGATCAAAGAAGAGGCTATCAAAGAATCATATAAATTTATTTTTTCAAAACTGCTAGAAACGGATAGAGTACATTACTTAAAGGCTTCACTATCTCAGATTTTAAATTTCCAAGGTATGGACACCAAGGCAGTTGCTGCAATATCGCAATCTAATTCTTTATCGGGCGAACAAAAAATAAATATTCAGAAAGACATAGATACATGGCAAAACGCAGCTGCGGAGGAAAACGATCAAAGTGAAGATATTTATTTTATTTACTTGGGAGATTTGCTCAATCTTATAGCGGATAATGCCACAGACGCAGCCAAGCTTACCGCACTGGGTAAGGATCCAAATATCAGCAATAGCATCAGGCTGTTGACAACGAACACGGGATTCGCCTCCGGAGAAGTAAATATTGCAGATATTCCTGTAGATGTCAGGTTACTATCTAACTTTTTTTATGAAGAGGTGATTGCCAAGCGAAGACTCACAATAAGTATTGGTGAATTTATAAAAGAATTGATGGCTAAGTTGATAGAAAACAAAATAGAAAAATTTACTGAAAATTATAAGCCGTCCAAGTCTGTATACCAAACCACCTTTATTGATTCTAAGAACAGTATAACAGGGCTGAAGGAGTCAGTCGGACCCATAAGGACCGCTTTCACGCCGGGCACGAACTATAGTTATCTAACCATCTATGCTGTCCCAAAAGACGGATCAGAATATTTTTTAAAATACCCAAAGGACTATATGAAGTCAAAAAAAGAAGATTTAAATGAGAGGGGCGTATATCATTTCGTTTTTGGATCAAAAGACTCTGTTGTCAAAAGTGCTTCTTTTAAGAAGACCGACATTGAAAATCTTAAAGAACAGAGAATCTTCGAAACACAGAACCCTTATGCTCTTTTAGCAAATCAATTTTCTGTTGACATAGATATGTTTGGTAATACTCTTTTTTATCCCGGGCGATTAATTTATATTAATCCGGCCCACTCACTCGGTGGTAAAGGTCGTCCGTGGAACGAGGGTAGTGCATACGCAATAATGGGGCTCGGTGGTTACCATCAAATAAGAAAGGTTAGAAGTCAGATATCAGATGGGGTCTTTTCTACCCAACTTGAAGCAGATTTCGTAGCATCCGGATTTAAACCAAAAAAGAATAAATAAAGGAAAACAAGCAGTCATGGCAAATTTTACAGCCAACAACACAACAAACCTAAAAAAGCTATTTCTAGATAGAATATTATATGAGGCTATTTTTAATCTGCCAGAAGACTTTGTAAGTCTTTTCCCAGTTGTTCCCGGTGTGAAAGACTATTGGTCTTTTGAAAATCTTTTATATGGCAAGGTAGATCGCGGCTTTCACCCAATACGTGTATCTAAGTCCTCCCTGGTAATACTTCCGGGGGAAGAAAGCCATTATTTATTGCCAGAGGTTGCATCCGCGTTCAAAAAGATGCAAAGTCTCTTTTTGCAAAGATCTAGAGTTGACGCTTTAGCTGAAGACTCTTATTTAAAAAATATTAAAGTTTTTAATGCATTCCGAGATGCTGATATAGATTATAATTTGTATGTTACCCAAATTATCTCTGACTTCAACAGTTCTCTAATAAGAAACCAGAAAGAGGATGAAATTTTGGATGTCAAATCTTATTTCGAAAAATTGTTTCTGCACATATTAGAAAACGGCGATATAGAATATATAACAAGAACTGCATTTTACTTGTCCAATAGGGTATCAGCATTATCTTCTGGGATGTCTGTTGAGATTGCAGATCTCGATCCTTCAAACAACGAACACAAGCAGCTTTTTATAGATTCGCTAAACTTCGAATTTTATCGAGAAGCGGCCACAAATTTTGGCTTCCTCATTGACAAGAACATACCATGGAGACTTAACTTTGATCTATCTTCTCCAGTAAATAAAAAAGAATTGTTATATTCCCTTGAAGGTGCTTCCCTAGCGGATGTATATTTATCGTCTAGATTCATCAAACTTATATATTCTGATATAGAATATCTCACAGCAACAATGCTGACTGGATATAATACTTTTGTCGAAAAACGCCCAGTTCGTAAAGAGGGCATCTGCACATACAGCCGAAAGAAGCACACCCTTGATGAGATCCAAAACGAAATATTTATTTCTACATACTTATTGAAAAAGTATATTCATGTCAAAAACAAAGAAAATAATTTTATATATTCAAAAAATGAATTGGAAAAAATAATTTTCAATGCAACAGATCTTGACCCTAAGCCTTCCTTAGAATATTTAGAGTCTAAATTTAATTTGCCATACTACTTTGAGGGATCGACGACATATACGCTGATTAGAAAAAAACTTTCAACAAATAAGGACTTTTTACTTGACAAATTCAACCAACATGTTAAATTATTAATTAAGAAGAAGATCGAAAGTATCTATTGAGGCTCATTTGTTATTTCAGACCCTAGACGATAAAAAAGAATGTGTTGGCATATATCAAGACGGCACACTTCTTTTTAATGAGCCGGTCCCTGTAGGCATTTCAGAAACGTGGTCCTACTCATCTTTCTTAGAAAGTAGAGATATTCAGTACGCTAAAATATACTGTGGAGGGAAGGCACTCAAAGAAGTGTGCCCAGAGGCTCTAAAGCCGCGCTTAGAGGACGTAGAAAAAAGATTTAAGGCTTACATCAAATCTTTTATTACATCGCAAATATCGCTAAATGAGAACTGTTTTTACGATTTAGTTCCAAAAGCGTTTCTTTTAGAGTGGTGTTATACGAAAGATATGATTTGCCAGCATGTATTCGAAAATTATAAGAAGCCAAGTAACTATGGATACACCCTTGATTTAATAAAGGCTGTCGATGAAATCAAACACACAAGACTTAATATCGATAAGAGGGAATTATCTTTATATCGAACAAAACACAGAAAATTTTCCCAAACTTTAAAAAAGATTGATCCATATTGCAAGTTTAACGTGTGGGGAACAAAGACCGGTCGATTGACAACAATTAAAAATAGCTTTCCTATTCTGACGCTAGACAAGGAATTTAGATCAATCCTAAAGCCAAAGAATGATTATTTCGTCGAGCTTGACTTTAACGCAGCAGAATTAAGAACCTTATTGTCTTTACAGGGAAGAACGCAGCCGGAAGGAGACATCCACGAGTGGAATATAGAAAATATCTTTAATGGACAACTAACCAGAGATCAAGCCAAGAAGAAGATCTTTGCTTGGTTATATAATCCAGAAAGTTATGATCCTCTTTGCGAGCATGCCTATGGCAGAGAATCGGTGGTACAAAAATACTTCACACAGGGCCGAGTGACAACCTTTTGGAACAAGGTGATTCCGTCCGAGGAAAGAACAGCGTTAAACTACATTATTCAATCAACATGCGCTGAAAATGTTTTGAGACAAATGATTAAGGTATCTAATTATTTAAAAGGAATGAAATCATATGTTGCTTTCCCGATCCATGATTCTATTATTATTGACCTATCGGTCGAAGATAAAGAAAAACTCCCAGAATTGCTGAGAATATTCTCTGACACCGAGCTTGGGAAATTTAAAGTCAATGTTAGTGTTGGAAAAGATTTTGGAAATCTTAAGAAGTTAGAGGTTTAAATTGAACATCGTAGGTTTAGGTACAGCAGGTTGTAATATTGCAGATTCGTTTGCACAATATCCGCAATATAAAATATTTAAAATAAATGTTGACATAGAGGGAAAAGGGTGCTATAATATACCTATACTTGAGACAGCAGAGGAGTATGAGTCTTACACATATCCTAAAATAAAAACCTTTTTCAAAGGTATGAAGGGGGAATCCACCTTTATAATCGGCGGCGGAAGCAAAGCATCTTGCGGCTCATTAAAAATATTAGAAGCAATTAAGAACAGGAAAATTTCAATTTTATATATAAAGCCGGACACTTCCATATTAGATGAACAATCTTTAATGATTGATAAATTGGTTTATAATGTAATGCAAGAATATACAAGGTCTGGAGTGTTCAACAATATGGCGATTATCTCCAATCCAGAAGTAGAAAAGGTAATCGGCGGCGCACCAGTTATTGGATATCACGATAAGTTAAATGAAGTAATAGTTCCGACCATCCACATGTTGAATTACTTTCAAAACAACAAGGCAGTATCGGGAATAATCCCGAAAGCAAAAGAAACACATCGGATATTCACTGTCGGTCTCTTCGACACTAAAAAAAATGAAGAAAAAATGTTTTTTTCCCTTGACAACCCTCGAAATAAATGTTATATTTATGGAGTGAGTGAGGAAAAACTAAAAACTGACAAGGATTTTATGAAGAAAGTAAAAAACCAAATTGATTCAAAAAAGGAGCCAAATGTAAACATAACATACGCAATTTATCCAACGGAATATGAATATGACATTGGATATATTATTTCAAGAACCCCACACATTCAAAAATAATTTTAAAACCAGCAGGGCGAGATATTTGTCGCCTTGACTATAGCCAACAAAGGCAAAACCAACAGTAGGAGTATAAGATGGGATTAGACATCGCAAAAATTCGAGCACGCCTCGATTCAGTAAAAGGTAACGGTAAGGCAGGAGGGTCATTCTGGCGACCAAAAGACGGAACACAAACAATTCGAATTGTCGCAACGCAAGATGGCGACCCGTTCAAGGATTACTGGTTCCACTATAACTTAGGACCAGATCAGAAGGGCGGTTTGCTTTGCCCCAAAAAGAACCATGGAGATGATTGCCCAATCTGTAATTTCAAAGACCAACTTTGGAAAGAATTTAACGACACCCAAGACCAAGACACAATGACGATGGCAAAAGATTTGTCACCACGTCAACGTTTTTTCTCACCCGTCCTAGTTCGCGGAGAAGAGGAGTCTGGCATTCGAATTTGGGGCTATGGTAAGGAAGCCTACACTTCGCTCTTAAACCTCGTTTTAAATCCAGAATATGGTGATATTACCTCTATTGAGGACGGTACTGATTTAAACCTCACTTACGGCAAGCCACCGGGAGCGTCGTTTCCAAAAACGACACTAACACCCCGTCGCCGAAATAGTGCGTTGTGTGATGAGGCGACAGGGGGAGATAGCGAGTGTAATCGACTTTTAGAAAATATTCCAAAATTCGACGCGGTATTTCAATTTAAGAAAGCCGAAGAGGTACAGGCTGCACTAGACAGCTATATGGGGCACCTCGAAGGAAAGCACGAAGAAACCACAGGGCGACCGCAAGAGCTGGTAACGGACGAAGATACTCCAAGTGTCTTGGCAGCTTTTAACGAACTGAACGGTAACTAACCTTAACCTCCGAACCGCAGGGAGGCATGGGTTTACAGATGCCTCACTTTTTTATTAATCCCAAAAGAGGAAACAATGACAACAAACAACGCAGATACAGCAACAACAGCAACCGCAGCCGATGGAGCCAATGCGACCGTCCACTATCGAGGAACCTTGGAGGATGGAACAGAATTCGATAATTCAAACACTCGTGGAGAGCCAATTACCTTCACAATTGGCTCAGGGCAGATGATTCCCGGATTTAATGATGCTGTTACCGGGATGAACGTGGGTGAAACCAAAACAGTGACCCTCTCTCCTGATCAGGCATATGGGAATATTAATCCAGAGGCACAAACCACGTTTCCGAAATCTGGCTTCCCAGAGGGTTTAGAGTTGGTTGACGGCATGCCAGTCCCGCTACGCACCCCAAATGGTCAAACCGTTGTGGGACGTTTAACAGAGCAACACGAGGACATGGTGACCATCGATTTAAACCATCCCCTAGCTGGCGAAACTCTTCAATTTGAGATTGAGCTTGTAGGGGTCACAGCAGACACTTCAACCGACGAGGAACTCGCTACCTAATAACATGCGCGTTGTGACCGCAGGGAGGCATGGGTTTACAGATGCCTCACCCTTTTTATTCGCAAAATATTTTT